AGCACGAGTGGGATCACGCCCTGGTTAAAAGCCTCAAGGCGGAACAACTGCGGGCAACGTCAAAGCCGAACGCCAGGGGCTCACCGCCTACAGGCCGACGACAGACCGTATCCGACGAACGCAAAGCCGCCTCGATGATCTTGACCGGAAGGAATCCAGAAAATGAACGACCGAATGCCATCAACAGCACTGAACGCGACATATCCGGCGAATGTGAGCGCATTGCCGGATAGCTGGATTTCCAAAATATTCGCCAAGTTCGAAGCCCGGTATGGATCGCTGTTCATCGACCGGTGGAAGGACTGCAACATGGCCAACGTGCGGGAAACGTGGGCGGAAGAGTTGGCCAACTTCGAGGACAAGCCGGAATGCATCGGCCACGCGCTGAAGGTTCTGGCGACTTCGAAGTTCCCGCCGACGCTGCCGGAATTTCTCGAGGCATGCCGCCAAGCCCCACGAAAGGAAGCCCCGGCCCTGCGCTACGTGCCGACACCCGAGGACGAGGAACGAGCCCGCCAAGCCGCAGCATCGGCCGCCAAGGTGGTCAAGAAAATCAACCACGACGGCATCGACACGCATTGGGCAACGCACCCGAGGACCGTGATGCACCTGAAATTCATCTTCGACGCGGCCGCCAGGGACCGTCGCTTCGCTCCCTGCGTCGCCGAAATGGTCAGGGATGGCATATGCACCGAGGACGGCCATCTGCTCAAGTTCTACCGGGACGGCTCATGGTCGCCGGTTCTCAGCCGTGCGGCCTGATGTGCGGACCAGCACCGTGCGACAAGCCGAACTGCACATGGTCGGAAGCCTACCGGATGGAGTGCTGGCTGCGCCACATCGGGAAGCAGTCACCGGACTGGCGAGCGGACCACTACGAGAAATTCGAGAAGAAACACGGAGCGCCGGCAACGGCGGAACTGAAAAAGAAAGTGGGAGAGGTATGGAAAAAGAGTCAGCAACCGTCGCTTTTGTGATCCCGGGCCCAGCTATCGGCAAGGGCAGACCAAAATTCGCTCGTCGCGGAAACTTCGTCACGGCTTACACGCCGGAAAAGACGGCAAGCTATGAAAACCTCGTAAAGCTGGCTGCGCATCGTGCAATGAACGGCCGGGAAACAATCGCTGTCGCCGTCAGTTGCAATATTTTGGTTGAGGTGGAGACTCCGGCTAGCTGGTCGAACAAAAAACGAATGTCGGCGCTTTCTGGAGCCTTGCTCCCGACAAGTAAACCCGACTTGGATAATGTTGCCAAAGGCATCCTGGACGCGATGAACGACATCGTTTTCAAGGACGACAAGCAAGTCGTTGTGCTGACGGTATCGAAGCGGTACTCCGAGCAGAGTCGGGCTTCTGTGGAAGTGGTGGCGCTGTGAGCGAAGAATTCTGGATGACGATTTCGCTTGAGGTTGTATTCCTGATTGTTCTCGGCGTGTTTGTTTGGATCGGGGTAAAGAAATGAAACACGTTATTTCAGCCAGCTATGGAAACGATAGCAAGGCAATGATTCAGTGGGCGCGAGAACGCGGCCTTGAGGATGTGACTGTCGTTTATTGCGACACCGGATGGTCTGCGCCTGGCTGGGAATCCGAGGTTGCTATCGGCGAAGCTCTTTCCGTCCGGAGCGGGTTCAAGGTTATCAGGCTCGAAAGCATGGGCATGGAAGCACTGGCTCGGATGAAAAGAGGATTTCCGATGCACGGCGCGCAATTCTGCACGGCATGGCTAAAGGGCTTGCCGTTCCTGCAATGGATAGACGATGCCGACCCGGCATTTGAGTCCATCGTGATGATCGGAAAACGCCGGTCAGAAAGCGAAGACAGGAAGAACACCCCGGAATGGATTGAGGCCAGCGAATACCACGGCGGCCGGATTGTTTGGCATCCTCTCTTCATGAAAAGCGAATACGAGCGCGACGAATTACTCAAGCGCGCCGGCGTAAAAAAGCTGTTGCACCACAGTGACGAGTGTAGTCCTTGTGTGAATGCCAACCGTGCCGACTTGCGCCGGCTATCTGGCCGTCAAATTGGGAAGCTGTCCGCACTTGAGGCAGAGATAGGCCAGCCCATGTTCAGGGCGGCGAAGCATGGCGGGGCAAATGGAATCATGGAAGTTGTCCATTGGGCAAAGTATTCGCCCGGCCAATACAAGCCCGGCCAGGATGATCTATTTGAGGTCGGCTGCGGATCGCCGTTTGGGTGCGGACTATGACCGTACTACCCGCCCACAAATACGGCGACCCGCTGCAAGTCCTGATCAACAAGGAAAACGCCGTCGAGAACAAACTGAAGGGTTGCAAGGGCTGCACCCATGTGACCTTCGACGCAAGCGGCGACCGGATTTACGCAACATGCGACCGTGGCAGGAAGGTCGGAAGAAAAGGAAAATGTTCAATCTATCGGGAGAGTGAATGATGCAGGGAGAAATTCTTTTCAAGACCGCCAACGGAGCGCTGGTGTTTGCTTTCAACTTCTCGAGCCAGGCATACGACCGCCCGACCATGAACCGAATGGCCGCTCCGTCGCTCGGCAACGGCAAGGGGCTGGTTGGCCTCGACGGGGCGGCACAGGCTGGATTCGTTCTCGCCGAGGTCAAGGCTATGGGTAAGTTCGCCGAAGCGATCCTGATCGCACGACTCGCGCCACGCAGCACGAACTGTGAGTGCCGGGCATCGTGTTGCTCTGGCCGCAAGCCGAACAGGGTCTGGACAGATGCGATAGCTTTCCTCGCTGATCACGTTCGCACCACGGCGCTGGCAGGTTGTGTCGCCAACGGCATGATGCGCAGGGAGTATGTCGTTCGGTACTTCGCCAAGCGCGACGAGCGCACCAGCCTTGAAGAACTGGCCGATAAGCACGACATTGCCCGCCAGACGGTCAGCGCTCACGCATCGAAGGTGGTGCTTTACTTTGGTGGGTCCCAGGCACGGAAGGACAAGCCAGCAACGCCCGGCTTCGAATCGATCGCGTTCAATGCCATCGAGGATCGCTTGCGCGAGATTGGGATGGTGGGGGAGCTGGCCGCCTGAAAAATCGCAAAAAAAACGATTGACGCGGCGAAATGTTAGGTTTAGCATCATTTCCGCTAAGTACCCCTACTGCGCACGAAGCCCGCCAAAGCAATTTGAGCGGGTTTTTTGTTGCCTGCAAACTCGGGGAATTGAGAACTCTCTCCTTTCGTTACCGCAGCCCGATGTGGGCCACAAGCTCATTGGCGGAATTGGGCGCTCCGCTTCACGGATTACCCCATGGCCCGTCCCTCAAAACTCACTGACAAGCAGTGGGCGGAGATAGAGCGCCGAAATGTTAGCGGCGAGTCTATACGGAGCCTGGCTAAAGAATTCAAGGTTAGCCCGTCGATTATCAGTGAGCGCATTTCCGAACGGGTTCCAAAACAGAAAGAGTTAGCCAAATCAATAGCATGCGTCGAAGTCGCTTTTGATTCCCTGACAGTTTCCGAACAGGTTTCCGTACGCTCGTTAGCCGATACGCTCAAGGCGATTTCATATCACCTCGGAGGGGCGGCCAAGCATGGCGCAATGACGGCGCACCGACTTTCTGTTATTGCCAATGCCCAGGTTGATCGAATCGACGAAAGCGCCCCGCTCGAAGAAAACGCAGACACGCTCAAGCACATCATAGCGATGACCAAGGGCGCGAATGATGCGGCATCAATCGGCCTTAATTTGCTGGCCGCCAACAAGGACATGGCAAGGCCTGAAGCCGAGTCGGTGCCGTCGGGTTTAGGGCACTTCTATGGCGACACCTTCGAAAACGAAGCCGACGCTTAATCCGGCTCTTCGCAGCTTCTGGAAACAACGGGCGCGAAACCGCGTCCTTTATGGCGGACGGGCCTCTTCAAAGTCATGGGATGCTGCAGGGTTCGCAACATTTCTGACCAGCAACTACAAACTTCGCGTTCTATGTGTTCGACAGTTTCAAAATCGCATTGAAGAATCTGTCTATGCACTGCTGAAGATTCAGATTGAGCGATTCGGGATGCGGTCACGATTCGACATCCAGAAGAACAAGATTTACAGCGACGTCGGAAGCGAGTTCATGTTTTATGGACTCTGGCGCTCAATTGATGAAATAAAGTCGCTCGAAGACATTGATATTCTGTGGATTGAGGAAGCCCACAACTTAACTGAAGAGCAGTGGAAGATTCTAGAGCCTACGATCCGGAAATCTGGGTCACAAATTTGGGTCATCTTCAACCCCAGGTTATCTACTGATTTTGCCTACAAGCGATTCGTCACAAACCCGCCGCCAAATACCGTAGTTCGCAAGATCAATTACGACGAAAACCCGTTCCTGTCTCGCACGATGCTGGACATCATAGAGACGGCAAAGGAAGAAGACCTAGATGCATACATGCACATCTACGAAGGCGTGCCGAACGATGACGATGACGACGCGGTAATCAAGCGGTCATGGTTGCTTGCTGCAATCGACGCACACAAGACGCTTGGCATTGAGCCCGTAGGCCATCGCCGCATTGGTTTCGACGTTGCCGACTCTGGTGAGGATAGCTGCGCCATGATCGAGGCGCATGGCCCGCTGGCTACGTGGTCCGATCTGTGGAAGGCCAAGGAAGATGAACTTCTGAAATCCTGCACTCGAGTATGGGCTACCGCCCGAGAGCGCGAGGATAGCGTGATTTATGACGCGATTGGCGTTGGCGCTGGCTGCGGTGCCAAGTTAAACGAACTGAACACCGGCCAGGCTGTAGCTGTGTCACACAGCAAGTTCTTTGCCGGTGGCGCGGTAATGAAGCCAGACAGCGATTACGCACGAACAGGCGTCAAGAATAAAGACATGTTCGCCAATATCAAGGCTCAAGCCTGGTGGCTGGTGGCTGACCGACTGAAGAACACCTACAACGCCGTGCGCAATGGCCATGTGTTCGAGATTGACGAAATGATCTTCATCGACTCGGCCATGCCGAACGTCGACCAATTGATTGACGAGCTATCGACGCCCAAGCGCGATTTTGATAACGCCGGCCGGGTCAAGGTTGAGAGCAAATCCGACCTGAAGAAACGCGAGATTGCATCGCCCAACCTTGCAGACGCTTTCATCATGGCATTCCTACCGGTGAGTAACGCAGCC